TCTTCCATGTATTGTTCTGAAATAGAAAAAGAGCTTATATAACCTGTAAAGAATTTATAAAGACCGCCTGTGCCGCCTGTAGTAATTAATTCATTTTGGTCATTAAAAAATCCATGCCACATTTCAATAAGTGAACCTTTAATGTCATGTCCTAATACAAAACCTAAAAGAGCAGTATCAATACCAACCAAAGTAACAGTTGTTTCATTTGCGGTTGATTTAATGTCGCGTTGAACATCATTAACTTTAACTAATGATCCAAGCGCATCAAAAGGAAGTGCATCAACGGCAGGAATTGTAAGAACAGAGGGAGTTGTAGCAAAACGATAAACACCATTAGCAGTCGTAAGTCTTACGAAATCTGCCATTCGTATATTATTAGTATTTTGTATTGGTGCTATTTCGTTCATAATACCGCTTCTATTGCTTTAAATGATCCTGACCATGAAATAAAAGAATCATTAGTCATAGGAACAAAAGTGTATGCAGGATATTCTTGAAGTATAACAGGGAATGTAACGCCAATATAAGTATCGCCACCTAGTGATTGAGTTATGCCATATTGACCTATAACGGCTTCCATAGGGCTTGTTAATGTAGTCATAATAGTTCTGTGAACAGGAATAGATACAGTTGATCCTACACCTCTTACTACATCCGAAGTAGCTATATAAGCATAGCGATCAATTTGTAAAAAATCGCCTGTTTTAACAATGTATTCAGTTGATCCCATTGTAGGTAAAGAACCTAATACAATAGTTTTATTTGCTGAAGTAATTTCATATTCACAAGCTGATATTTCAGCAGAAGACATATCACCTTGATAAGCAATATAATTCCACCAACCTGTAGAGCCAAAATTTAAATAAGATTCAAATTGGCGATCCACTTCACGCAAGTTAGATAATAAACTTCTATTTTGACTATAAAGCAAATAATTCATTGGCTTCATATCAAATTGAAATGGTTGAACAGTAAGTATTTCTGAAGTAGAAATGCGTTGATTTCGACTTAACATTTGACCAACAAATCTATGGTCATTAATACCGACTGATTCTGAAATTGCTAATATTTGATTTAATGTAGCCATATATTATCTCGATTGCGGTAGTGATCTTTGAGCAGATTGGTTAGCACCCCAAACTGCTTGTTTATTTTTAGCCAAAAATTGTGTTGCGCTTTGTGTATCAATAGCGCTCATATTAGCAATGTAAGGTCCATTATACACTACAGAAGGACCACCGCCCATAAGTGAGTTTATTCCATGATTAGGAATAATAGTTCCTGCTGATTTTGGAACAAACATTTCAGGACCATTTTCACCTACTAATGAAGGACCACTAATATCGCCACCACCAGCTTTTCCTATATGAATTGATCCACCAACTGATCCTGTTGATCCTGTGAACATTCCACTACCGCCACCACCAAATCCTAATAAACCACCAATAGAACCAAGTATAGAAGTCATTTGAGCGCGCATTTGAATTTTAATAAGATCAGCAATAATGCTTCTAGCAAGATCACCAAATTTAAGTTTGCCTGTATTTACAAAAGTATCTAACGCTTGTTCCATATTTGAAGTTACAGATACAAAAGCTTGTTCACCCATTTTAGCTGCATTAGTAGCATTTTCAACATAACTTGTATAAGCTTTTTTCCAACCATATTCAAAAGTTTTTTGACTTTGTGCAATTCTATATTCTTCTTCAATTCTTGCTTTTTCTAATTCGCCCCATTTAGCAATTTGTTGAGCATTCATTTTATCTTCTACTTTTAATAAAAGCATTTTTTGTTGAATGTCATAAATGTCTAAAGCGCGTTTCTTTTCTGCTTCACCTAAAAATTCTAACTTTTGTTCTTCTTTAACTCTGCCCATTTTGGCTTGAGATATTTGCATTTCTTTTTCATAAAATTCTTTTTGCTTTTTAATAGTGTCTGCATTAGCAGCAACAATTTCTCTTACATCTTTTTTATCAGCAGCAATACCACCAATACCTGATAATATTCCTGGAGCTTTTGCACCTTGAACTGATCCAAATTCAGGCGCAGCAAAATCAATTTTTTTAGAACCAATTTTATCTAGGAAGGCAGCTTGAAATCCATATCGTTTTGCAATCTCATCAAATCGTTTTTGTTTTGCTTCAGATTGATCTATATAATTTGCTTGAGCTTCAATAAGACCTGCAAAAGTTTCAGCTAAACTTACTTTAAGTTTTAACCATCCAACTGCAAACTTATCCATTGAAGCATTGATGCGTTTAAAAGCAACTTCAGCTTCTTCAAACTGACCTTTGCTTTTTTCCATGTCTTGCGACAAGCCTTTGATATCAACGCCTTTAATTGCTTTGCCAAACATTTCCATAGCAATAGCATTGCGTTTAACAGGGTCTTCAATAGCGCCTAATTGTTTTACTACTTTTTCAAATAATTCTTGAGGTGAAAGAGTTTTTAAGTCTTTAATTGAAACGCCCATGCGTTGAAATGCTGCATGTGCATCTTTTGATCCTTTAGCAGCTTCATCAATTTTATTATTGAAAGAAGCCATAAGTCTGCCAGCACTATCAGCATCACCACCATTGATGGCTAATGCTTGCGACATCCTTAATACTGAAGCAACGGACATCTCATTTGCTTTTGCAACATCCGTTATTTTATCGGCATAATCTATTGCGGCTTTAGTAGCACCTATAAAAGCGGTAGCAACAACCGCAAGTCCAGCTTTAGCGCCAATACTAAATCCTTCTACTTTGCTTTTAGCTGCGCCAAGTCCTGCATTAAACTCGCCTGCATCAAGCCCAAGTAAAACCGCTAATCTTGAAATAATAGCCATTATTCGCCTTTAAATTTATCTATACTAAATCCTGGTGCTTGGCTCATAAATGTTAATAATGAATCACTAGGATCAGCTTCTTTATCTTCATAGATATAACCATAAGCACTACCAATGACACCTTTTAGATCATAAGGCAAACTACTACTTGGGCGCATATAATTAAATACCCCCGCAGTAAGCGTTCCTAGGGTTGTTATAAGACTTTTATTTCCAAGTAACCCATCAGCATACATGATAGATATTTCATTCATTGTAGCTTCATCTAATGCGTCAATATGTTGTATTGTATGCCCGTTAAAGACCATAGCAGCTTTAACTTGAGTTCTTAACGAGCGAGTTACTTTGAGCGGACTTCCTTATAATCAGGAGCTATAACTTCATTAATTTTATCAACTAAAGTTAATTGAACTGCAAGTGGAAATTCTGATTCCACATCTTCATAATTTAAATCTTCTAATGATCCTGTTTCGGGAATAAGTAATTTAATATATTCTACAATTCTATATTGTAAAACATGCTTATTCTTGGCAGCTTCCCTCATTGATCTGCCATCCACAATAATATCATTATCTGTAACTTCTACACCTTCTTCAGTTGTAATACCTTGAAGGTCTTTAATCATTAATTGATAAGCTTCTTCTACTTTAACCTCATCAGGTGTTTTAAAGTAATTATAAATAGCTTCAATTTCATTTACTGCTGGAATTCTTACTTTAAAAGTATGATTTCCTAATTCAAATGTTCGAGTTAAAACAGATAGCCTATTTTCCTCGTATTTTTTACCAAGAGCTGATCCTAATTTACTCATATCTTATTTTCCTTTTGTAGTTGGGTTTTTAGCTTTAAATTTCTCTATATTTATTTTTAAAAGATTGCCTAATAAATTTGATACTGCTTGTTGCTGACTTTCTAATGAAATTCTTAAATAAGGTTTAGCACCTCTATTTGCAGTTCCAAATTCGTTTGCTATAGCGCGAGCATCATAAAAAACACCAGCTTCTCTATAAAAATTTTTTCTAGCCTTTTTGTATTCAGCACCTTTTAAATTTCCATGAGCCGCATTAAGAGCAGTTTTTAATTTTTTAGGGATTGGTCTAGTGGTAACTAAAGCGATAGCGGAATCAGTAGGTTGAACATATTTTGATTTCATATCTCTATTTGTAGGTCTGCGACTTACAATAGATAAAGATTGATCTAACAATCCTGTATCTTTAGGAACTAATCCTTTAGCCATAGCTAATACAGGCTTCATGGCTTCGGCAACAGTCTTTACAAGGATTCTACTTGTTTTTTTGCTATCACCTATTTGAGTTCTTAAATCCTCAAATACTTCAAGCGTTTCAGAAACTCCTGACACTTGAAATTTTGTTTCCATTAATCTGCCTTAATTATTTTGTGATAAATCGCATTATTTAGTTTAATTGCATAATCAACTGCTTCTTCAGGTGTGAGTTTATCCGCATGGTGCTTTGCAATCTCATGGGCTAAATTAATTCCTGTTAAGCGTTGTTGGGCAAACCCAAACCAATTCTTTTGACCTGAACCAGCTTGGGATACCAAATAACTTAATAGATCATCACTTGTTTTAATTTGTGTTGTCATTTCTTTTCCTTTTTTAATTAGTTGTTTGTCCAACCATATAAGTTACCGCGCGGGTGAACTGTAAACATACATTTAGCTTCGGCAGTTGGATTTGAATCAACTTTAAATTCACCAACTCGACCTACAAAAGCGTATGCAACATCAGCACCTAAACCATCCGTAGCAAGAACAACAAAAGTTCTGTCAATAGTGCCATTGTAGGCATCAGTTCTCATTAATTGTAATTGTGTATCAGCAGGATTCCATGCCGCAGTAATTGTCATTGAAGTAGGGGCAGCTTGAGTAGGAATCTTATCAGATTGACGAGCGCCTGCTACACCAAAAGATGCAACTGCATCATCTTGACCAAATGCTG